CTCATTCTGTGTCCTCCTCGACTGTACTTACCTCAGCGTTCTGATTTTGGAAGTCCTTCATTACTACATCCAAGCAACCATCATCATTGCGTTCCCACCCCTTGCGGAACTTCTTGATGATTTCGCCATCACTGGTAGTGAACACAAGACTGTTGCCTTCTTTCTTGAGCAGGCCTTTTTTCTCAATCAAATCAGTGAGACCTGAGTATGGACTCATTCCAGTTTCATAAGGAATCTTAACTTGCACGCCTTCAAATGGTTTTGCATAACGAGTTTTCATTACTTTACAAGCAGCGCGAATACCATTTACTTCGCTTACTTTGTTACCATCTTCGTCTTCTTTCAACTTCAACTTCTTCATTGCAACCACAATACTACTTGCATAGATAAAGCCTTGACCACCTGAGATCTTGTCATCAGGATCAAACATATCTTGACTTGCATAGGTATGGTTAGTACATACCAACCCTACATTGTAGCTACCAAACATGTTGACACAATTGCGAACAAGTGCGGTAAGTGCTTTGGGCTTGCGACCTAGGTCACCTTTCATTTCACCTGCGTCAAATTGATTGACATCAGTGGGTGTCAACAACATACCTAAACTGTCAATCACAAACATGACTTTAGGACGCTCCCCATCGGGCAGGGCTTTGTAGTCACTCATGAATGTTGAAATAGTTTTAGCAACATCGTCGATCATGGCCATTGACAATTTAAGCAATTTGCTATCGCTGGTATCCACGCCCAAGGCTTTGAGCCAATCCTCATCTAGTGCGTTTTCGCTATCAATCAACACAACAAAGATACCTTGCTCTTGTGCGTTTTTAATAATGTTACCTGAACAGATGTAACTTTTGCCTGCACCAGAATCTCCGGCAAACACAGTTACTTTACCAAGTGGAATACCTCTGAGAAAGTCCCCGCTGATAAGATAGTTCAAGGCATAGTTGCCTGTGGAGATCCAGTAAGTTGGATCATTGAATCCAATTGAAAGTCCATCAATGCTTTTGGTTAGATCCTTGCGGAATTTTGAAATGTCAAACGGCTTTCCCATGTTATTGTCCTTTGTTAAGTTTGTATAAGTTTTTAAATATTTTACTACTATCTAGTCCTCGGCGTTGATCCATAATTGCCAACTGTGCAAAAGAATTTGGTAAATCTTTTTCAATTGGTTGTGTTATGTAGCTCAACATGTTTCGATAACTATCTTCAAGTAGGTATCCTGGTTTTTGATTGATTTTGTCTGATAATGTTACTTTGAGTAAGTTTAACACATCGTCAGGCAAATGTCTAATGTTTAGGTAATCTGGAGATAATAATGCACCAATCACAAAACTATTGTTATGGAATCCCAGACTCTTCAAGTAATCCACACAGTCAAATACACTTTGATAATTCAACAAGAAGTGCAACATGTTGAAAGATATCTTGTGATCAAGTGTTCTAACTCTGTTTAAATTGTCTAAAAAGTCTGTCCACTTCCCGCCATATCGTATATATTCAAATTCGTCTTCTATTGTTTCTACACTGATTGTCCAGTGTACATTTTTGAATTCGCAGATACGATCAAATATCTGAGTGTCTACTTTGCTAAGGTTTGTGTTGATTCTAAGATTAACTCCAGGATTCTTTTGTTGTAGAATTTCCAATAGTTCTAAATTTTCTTTCATCAACAACGGCTCACCACCGGCCATGTACACATGTTTTAGTTGGTGTGCATGATCAAAGATGTATTGTTTAAAATTGTCAAGTTGAGTAGTGTCAGGTTTGGCATGGTATATTTTGAGTTCATCTGCCCATTTGCTGCTGAATGTTGGTCCGCAATAAACACACCCAAAGTTACACAAGTTACTCCAACGCACATCTATGGTCTGCAGATCGTGTTGACCTTGAGTGTATGTGTCTAACGGAACATGTTTGAGTTCTCTAATGTAAAAGATCCTGTCGCTGATTATTTCAAATCCCTTTTTATCAGCTTCGAGATCGTAGCATGTGTAACAGGATCGTCCGGGTTGATTGGACAACATTCTCTGTTGTGTGTCTGCGTTGACCGGACCTGTGAGAATTTCTTCTATAGAATTATGTTTGATGTTGCCAATTGTGCCGGCACTGCGAATACAATTTTTCACTGTACCATCAAAGTTATACATAAGTCCAGTCCAAGGCACAGGACAGAAATTACGATTTGTCAGCACATCTTTGGGTGTCATGCTGGCCCTAAACTGATGTCTGGCACAGTCAAGTTGTTGGCACCTGCTATACGAAAAATGTTGACCAGAGCTCTAGCCCATGTGTTTACTTCAGCAGCTGGCGGCACTGTTTTGTCTGCGCTGGTAGCAATGTTTCCCGGGCGCACTATGGTAAACTTGATGCCAAGTCTACGATATCTAAGTTGATGCACTGCTTCTTCAAGTGCAACCTTTTGCACACGGTATGCATCCATGTCAAGACCTGGCAAGCAACTCATTGGATCTTGTGCCATGATTGTACTGATCACTATGATGTGTTTGTTGGTACCAGGCCAACGACGGGCCATTTCAAACAACAATTCAGTCTGTGCAAATCCTGCTTGTGCATTGTTGATAAACATATCACACGGTTCAATTTGATCGCAGATCTTGGGAATGTTGCGTATGTTGTTGCCATCACGCCGACTAAGGCCGATTATTTCATGCCCTTCGTAGGCGTCTGCTAATGCTCTACCAATGCCAGCAGTGTGTCCAGTGATTGCTATTTTCATAGATAGTTGTTGATGTTGATATTCCTCAATGCATCCTGCTCAGCAATGTAGGCATCCATAGCCGATTGATTGTTTTCTTTTATGGCCACACGATCAGCAATCGCACGATTTAGTAATTTTTCTTTGGCAGGAATAGTAAACGAGTTTGCGTACTCAACATTGAGTTGGCTTGGATGATTTAAAAACGCCCAAGAATGATCAAAGCCATTCTGTTGCACAAACTCAAATATTTCATTTAAGTTGCCTATGTTCAATGCACTGACTGTGGTCCAAAGATTTAGATTCACAGGCATTGTTTTGTATATCATCAAATTCTTTAAGAATTTATCCCAAAGAATTGGCCAACGCACATAGTCGTGAACTTGACCCACACCATCGAAACTCACTGTAACAGTGACATCTATTCCTCGCTCAACAATGTCAAGTAGCTCTACCATTACTGTACTACAATTGGTATTGAGTCTAATGGACTGTACATTTTTAGGTAATTTGGATAAAATCTGTTTGTAGTTTTTACTAGCACTGGGTTCGCCACCATTGATATCCAGGTGCACTATACGATCCTGTGGTAGGTTCCAAAAATTACTGGTGTTGTCTATTGTGATATATTGTTTTGATTTTAAACTGCCAATTTTTGTACTTAGATGCTCACCACATGTTTGGCAAGCACTATTACACACATTGTCTAGTACTCCACCAACCGTGAGGTAGTCTTGTACGGTTTGCTTTTTATCAAACTCAATGGCGTTTAGTCTGATACTTGTGCCGTTTACTTCTTCAGTCTGGCGACATCTAGTGCACTCGTCGGGCCATTGATCTTTGGCAAATTTATTTTTAACATATTCAAGCCAAGAACTGTTGTCAAGTTGCGACAATGAACTGTATTGAGTAGGAGTGACCATGTGACCGCAACGACTAACGGTGCCGTTGGGATTAAAACGAACAAAATGATCAAGTCTTGGACAATGCATAAATGGGCTCAATTATTCTTTGACTACGATTAATTACCCAATTGTAAGCATCTGAATCTTTGTTGCGTAGTAGATCAAGCAACTGAGCAAAAGTAAAATCTTGCCCTATGCAGTGATTTACAATAACTTGATCAAGTCTTTGATACATTTCGCAATGTTTCAATATAGATAATCGATTAAACAATTCGTAATCAATGGGTTTAACATCAAATGGTGGTTTATGTAAACTTGTGATAGAACCTACATCGTCCATTGAAAGAAAATGCATGGTAGTTGTCGGCGACATGTATCTAGCCAAATTCACAATCCACATAAACTGGGTTGCATAGTGTCTATTCAAATACAAATAGTTTTCAGCAAACCAGATTACTGTTTCTCTGTCTAATTCAGGATTATCTCTAATAGTGAATTGAACAAATGTATTAATTCCAGAAATCAGTCTTTCCGTTGGGTCTCTTAGTACAATATCAATGCGATCAAGTTTGCGAATTTGTTCATTGATTTTTATTTTCCAATTTGATTTTGTTGCTTCTCGTTGTATGCTACTAGAGGCATTTTTAAAAATTGGATAGAAATACCGCTGTGACGGTATAATTTCTATAACTTCACAGCGGTCCGGAAAGATAATGCAATCTAAATTAGATAACATTATTTACTTTTGTTGACGAGCCCTAATCAACGCCAAAATGTCTTCGGCTTTTTGTGCTGGCTTGGCAGCTGCCACCGGTGCAGTTGGTGCTGGCACATCGTCTTCATCATCAAAGCTTGATGCCACAGGTGCTGGTTTAGCAACTGGTGCAGGTGCTGGAGTGTCTTCATCCACTGCTGGTGCAGCAGATCCAGCTGGTGCTTGTACACCTGCAGGACGGAAGTATTGTCCCCAACGCTCTGTGTCGTAGGCTTGACCATCTACTGATGCTTCAAACATTTCTTTGATCACTTTCATTTCAACATCTGTTGGTTTCTTTGGCAAGAATGTTGAAAGATCAAACAAACCATGTTTTTCAATTGCGGCTTGTTCTTCTTCTGTCAATGCAGATTCCTTACGAGCCCATTTAGAACTGTTGTAGTCAGCAAAGCCACCTTTGGATGTTTTGGTAATACGGAAGTCCAAACCTTTTAACATGTCTGTTGGCAATTCTTCCAACTCAGGATCCATCAATGCACCTTTGATCAAGGTAAAGATTTGTGGACCAATGATGAATCTACGAATAGGATTCTCTGGAGTTTTGTCATCACTGAGTGGATTCTCACGCACAAAGCCTTGGAAAATATAACTGCGTTTCTTCCAATACTTACGACCCATGTCCTCAAGACTCTTGTCCTTGAACCATGTTCTTACTTCTGCTAGCACTGGGCAAGACTCACCCCACATTTCAACACAAGGTACTTGTACAAATACTTGTTTGGATTCCATTTCGCCTTTGATGCCGTTGAATGGTAAACGAATCATTGCTCGTTCTGCCCAGAAGAATGTGTTTTTTGGATTTGCGTCTGGTAGGAAGCGTAGTGTAGCTGATTGCCCTTCTTCCATATTCCAGTGTGGGTAAATTGAATTGTCTCCCCCACCTTGTTGTTGAGAACCTTTGTTCTCGCTTGCTGCCAATCTTGCTCTAATTTCTGCTAATGATGCCATATTATGTTGCCTTTCTAAAGTTGTTAATATGTTGCCTATCTAAGATAGTAGTTGTTGCCTGTGATACTGAGTAGTTGCACATACTAGTAGTATACGCAGTTGCTGTCTCAATGTCAACAGTATTTATGATCTGTTTGTTCTATTTAGAAATATTGACAATGTTGTTCCAGAGATTGTCAGGTACTGTAATACCTTTTTGTTTCCACCAATCTCTTGTGTAGGCACTGTCTGTGGCAAAGCAGGTGGAACAGTAATTGAGAAATCCTTTGTTTACTTCGCCAATTGGGTTGGTTGGATAGTAAACCAACGGAACATTTTCTTTGAGTACTGTGTGTTGAAAACTGGCTATCAACTCCCATTCAGACAATGAGTAGTCAGCATCCATCAACAGATCTGTCAAAGAAGTTTTGTGCAGTTGCTCTATATGTTGCCGCAATTTGATCAATGTTTCTACTTGCATTGTTCTAAATGGAGGATTGCTTACACAAACCTGATGCCGTCGTGTTCCAGGTTGCCAATTCATATCTGGATGTTCGGCCCAAACGCCTGGATTGGCGATACCTAATAGTTTGGCCACACATGCATTTTGTTGGTCTTGTATGTTACCACCTCGGGTAATTACATAAGGAATCGAGTTGTGTGGTGCGGGATAGTGATATTCAACATCACCGTCGGTGAAGAACCAAATATCATAAGGCAACACTTGATCTAGATATAACTTTACAATCTGTTGCCTAATCCAACCAGAATTAAATTGAGTTGCTACCGAAATAGAAGAAACAGGTATTACCTTGGAGTCATACAACCATTGACAATCTTTGATGTAGGAGTCCCAACTTGACTCACTTAGATCGTCAGCTATTACTGTAATTGGAACTAAAGGATGATGTTGGAAATAACTTTGAATAGTCAAAGCCGTTAGCAAAAAATGACCAGGGTAGGTCATAACCACTAACGGCTGATTCATTTACTTGATCATGAATCCAGCGAGTTGTTGCATACGCACCAACCCAAGGTCTGGAATTTCTACATTTTCTAAAGTAGGCACAATTGTTGGTGTGGCACTGGCAGGTGCTCCCCAACATTCTTCTAGGCCGTGTACAGGACATGCTTGTCCAGCTTCGGTCATGTTGCAAGTTGAATCATCTTGTAGTAGATCCAACAATGGATTGCTCATTCCGCCGTCCACATTGTGCATAGCATCATCTTCTTGAGCATAGTCTGTGCCGGTTTCTTCAATGCCTGGAGCAGTAGTAACCATACACTCATCTAGCCCTAGGTCGGCTGCAAAACGATTTCCAATCCACTCATAAGGATCTCCGTCTCTAGCTTTTTTTGTACCATACGGCATGTCATCAAAATAATAATCATACAACACATCATATAAGGCATTGGTCAATTCGCCGTTGGCTTCAAAGTCTTTGACATCGCGTTTGAATGTATTCAAAATATGTTGAAATGTGTTGCCATTTTCGTCTAGTGTAACATTCTCGTTAAGGCCAGCTGCACGACGAATTGATTCCAAAATATCTTCTTCAACTGGACGCAATTCTTCTTGGTCTTCTTCACCTGGTACAGAATTTTTCCACTCGTCAACTTCTTGTTCTTGCTCTCCTTGCTCAACATCAGCAGGATTAGTTGCTTCTGGAGGATTCATTGCATAGTCAGCATCGACATCCAAACGATTAACAACTTCTGACACATCCGGATGATCGCTTAGTTCTTGCATACGCAAAAATACCAGTTCACGACAATCAGCATTGGCATCGCGGTCAGCAAGATTGTGCAACTGATCAAACAACACATCGTCGCCTAGCAAGTCGTACAATTCTTCTGTAGCGTTGGTAGCATCTGCACCCACTGGCAATTCTTTGCTCATTAATTCAATTAATTCTTCTTTCTTTTCAGGAGTATCTGGTACTGACCAAGTTCCTTCTACTAGGCGATTTGCCCAGGCTTCAAATATGTTTGCTTCTTTCATAGCTTGTCCTTGTTGTTGTATACGGGCCAGCAGTGGTAATGCTTGCTCAATTCTTGAATCTATGCTTTGTTCAACAAATAGATTCTTTAATCCTTCGATAACTAAATCTTGCTCGTTGACTTCTGCAGGCTCCCAACTTTCAAAATAGTTGGAATATCCTGTTCCTGCTCCGAGACCTTTTAATACTTTTTGTAAATTTTCGTAGTAACGATTGGTTTCTTCAACCAACTGTCCTGTGTCGCCTTCAAAAATCTTGTTGTGATTGGCTCTGCGGAAACGACTCAATACATTTATTTCTTCTACTATGCCCACAATGTGTTGTCCGCGTAGGTCGTAGGGCTTGCCGCCTTGGCGCACATGTTCTAGCATGGCACGGCCACCGGATAGTTTAGTAAATGGTAGTTTAAAACGCTCGCCATCTGCAGTTTCAATGTAAAGACTTTCTACATATCTAAAACGAGCATCGTTTTCGCCCAAAGGACGCTTGTGTTTGACCATGAGTCTTGCATCTGTGGGTTGTCCTAACCAGCTGGTAGTACGATTGCCTGACCAGGATTCAAACAGGCCTTCTTTGATGGCAGCTTGTCCTTGCATACTGTAACGCAGTTTGTTGATGTTCTTTACACCAAAACTCAAAAAATTTCTAATTGCAAATTCTTTTAGTTGTTGCAGGAAAGCAAACCAATCTGACTTGTCTTCACCTTCCATGGTGCGCCCAACATTGTCGGCACAGAATACTTCCATTTCGCCTTCTTGTCCCATCATAATAACGACAGTACCGTAATCTTTACCAGATTGGGCTCGGAATTCAAAGCTGAACAAATCTGCATCTGCAGGATCTGGTGCTGGTTTGCCTGTGACATCTAACATGTCAGGCTCAAAATCTCTACTTAATAATAGATCAAAAAGTTTTTTTGATGATGTTTGCTGGCTCATAGTAGTGTATTTAGTCGTTAACGCATAACACTGATAAAGGGCATGGGCGATATTATAATGTCCCCATGGTCACGCATCTGTGCGTCCATTTCAGTGTGATATGTTTGTAGCAGTTGCATCATGCGCACTGCTAGCAACGAAGCCATTACTAAATCGTCAGTTTCGCCAGGTTTAGCCGCATATGTTACTCCATGTGCTACAAAGGTTTTGAGCTCAGAAATCAGTGGTACGCTTCGTATTTTCATGCGCCCGGACTCTATCAGTGTTTTAAATTTGTTACAAGCAGCCAGTTTAGGCTTTTGTGTAGTATTAAATCCTTTGCGATATCTACGGCCACTACCACCACTGTTAGGGTCACTTAGGAAATAGCCTTCGATGTTTTCTTCACCGTATTCTGCAATGGAAATCAGGGCAGCTTCACCAATGGTATTGTTTTCAATACTGTAGTAGATCTTTTGCGGATCCTTTACAACTTCGTTTATGTGTTTACATATATCAGCTAGAATTCGAACTTGGGTAGGAATATCAGTTCTATTGTGTCGCCATTCGCCGATTTGTTCTGTGCTGTTGGCTTCAAATATTTGTATGGCAGCAGGATCGCCACCTGTGCCCAAACTTGGATCTAGGGCCACAACATAGATACGGTCTGGTTTGGGTTTTTGGTACCAGCGGACTTGTCCTGTGCGATACGCAGGTTCAATACCATACAACTCAATGAGTTTGGATGGTGCTATCAATGTTTCGTCATTGATAATAAATTCGCAGTCCATTTCTCGTCGGAAACGATCTTCACCCAGTTGTGCTCGTTGTTCCTCGGCCCACTTTTGATCACGGTCTGGATGTTCATTCCAATAACTGCGATATGCTTTGAATCCATTGATACCAACAATAGTAGGATTACCATAGCTGTCTTCGCAACGGTTGGCACCTTTCCACAGCAAAGCAAATTGATCCTCGTCGGAGTTTGGGGTTGATGTAATAATTGCTTTACCACCAGTTGCCAAGGTAGGTGATATGGATGTCCAGAATTCTTTGGCAATGCCAGGTCGCACAAACGCAAACTCATCAGCATACAGTAGTGATATAGACATACCACGACCTGTGTTTTCTGTGGTTGTTGCACTGACTATGCGACTTCCATTTTCAAAGTCTAGGTTACCTTTGTTGTAACTGGTACAACCAGCGCGAATATGATCCGGGCACAGTTCGTATGCATAGCGTATGCGTTGCATGATCTCTTGTGAGCCTGTGTATTTGTGCGCAGCAATCAGAATTGTTGAGTCTGGCACAAACATTGCATACCATAACAAGTAGCCAGCGGCACTGGTACTTTTACCCGTTTGCCTGGGCATCATTGATATACTAAAACGATGATTGTGATAAGTTTCAATCAATCGCTTTTGATAGTCAAATGGATGATACAACATTTTTCCTTTGGTAGGATGTTGTATGTGAAAATAATGATCCATAAAATACATAGGTCCTGTGATAGGATCTGCACATTTTATAAAGTCGTCTAACTGTTCTTCAGTGTAACTTTGACGCTTGTGCGGCGCCTTGACTAATACTGCTTCTGCGGCCATAATAGATCTCCAAATTCTGGCCAAAGCCTGGCAAACTCGCCAGCCTTGTCAGGATGATATTTAGTTTCGATATCCGTGACAAATGTTTTCAATTTTTCCAATGTATGATTGTTTGATTCTGTTTTTGTTTGGCAATGTGCTATCACTGATTCAAACAATTCTTTTTCTTGTTCATCAACTTCACAATTGTCAAGCACATGCTGAGTTTCTTGTATGACCAATGATGCTATTTCTTTTCCGTGACTTCTAGGATCTAACTCGTTCCATTGTCCGATGTTTTGCCATCTAATAACTAACCCTCTGGATGCAGCAAATGTTTTAAATTCCTGTAGTCTAGTAGCATTGTACAAATTATACACTGCATGTATGCCGCCCCAATGACCATTGTTCTTCATTAGCCCTTGTACTAGATCAAGATTGTGTAACATAGTCTCCCATTTGGCACCATAGCGTACATATTCAAATCTATCGCCTATGTTGTCAAAACTAATGCTCCAGCCTACTTTGTTTCTGGTACTTAACTTTTGAAATATGCGGTTATCTTCCAGTGAGTTGCTTAAATTAGTAATAATTGTAACTACGCAATCTTTTGGTATTACATCTAAGAGTCGTTCGTTTTCTTTGAGCAACAATGGTTCTCCACCTACCAGGGCCACTTCTTTTACTTTGTCGTAGTGCTTTTCAATAAAATCACACACATCCGTATAGTAATGTCTATTTTCAGCAGGTATAGGTTGTTTTTTAATTTCTGACCATTTTGAACTGTCTGCTGGTCCACAGTAATTGCAACTTAGATTACAAGTTTTATTCCAGCGCACATCTATCAGTGTTGCGTATTCGTAGTCTAATGTAGCGGCGTCAATATCAAAGTCATCATTTACTCTGTTGTGCCACGACCGCTCACTGTCACCGCCCCGGCGTTCTCTATCCATGCATCCATAACAGTATTCGTGGTATTCGCCATTCTTTAGTGCATTGCGTACTTCTTTGAGTTTGTCACCGTTGAGGATTTGTTCTATACTAGACGAGTTAAGGTTGCCCAACATGTTTGGGTTACCTGCACAACAAGTTTTGATATCGCCTCGAGGATTGATGTGCAAGCCCCTCCAAGGGGCTGCACAATAAGATTTACTCATTAATCAGAAGAAGCGTTGGCACCACATTTGGCTCGCTTGGCGTTGGTCAATGCGCCAAAGTCTACAGGCCATTCTTTGCCAGGTTGTAGTTCAATTGCGCCCGCTGGGAAAGCAAACTTAACACCACCTGCTTGTTCAATCTGTGCGATTGGCAAACGGAACTTGGTCAAGTCGTTGCCTAGGTTAGGATATGGTTTGACATGAGGGAATGCCCAACCTGCAATTTCTTTGGTTTGATTGTTGATAACAATTTTATAGAAACCGTGTGGCACAACTACACCTTTGCCAATCTTTGGATCGTTGCCATCATATACACCACCTACATAAACTGTGTAGCTTTGATTGCGTTGTACTGCCCAACCACGAACCGATGTTTCCAACAGTTTCCAAATACCACGATTCAATGAACCAGCTTGTGGACTCATGTTGGTCATCAGGAATGATTCATACTCTACTTGTGGATCCCAGCTCAAGTCGCCATCTGGACTCATATGACCTTTGTCGTAGCCTGTGCCAGCATAGTCATCGGGTGTAGCACCACCTGGCACTGACTGATCTGCAGCAAATGCATTGGTTCTGGCCACACAACCAAGAGCGTTTGGTGGAGTCAGTTCATATGTTACATACTTGGGTAGTTTTGCTGCAGCATCGTAGCCAACCAAGTATGCTTGACGGCAAATTGGTTGTACACCTGCAGTTTGCGGGAAACCATAAGGGGCATGTACTTGACATGCCTGTGGCGGATTTGGTGCTCGCTGTGTCCAGGCACCAGCTGACATGGTAACTGCTAAGAGTAGCAGTGCTAAGATTTTTTTCATAGAAATTCCTTTGTTTAAAACAATATTTATAGCAGTGTTTTATAAAACAATATAATTTTAATCAGGTAATTTCTTGCCATTGAGCAGATGCTGTTATCAGTGTGATTAAGTATTTCTAATCACAGTAATATCCACTGTTGTATTTGCACTAGCCCAGACTTTAACATTACCAGTATTTTTGTTTGTAACCCACACTGTTGATTGCGTGTTAGGTGTTACCGCAGTTGTGTAAGTTGCTCCGGTAGGCAATGGAGGCGTAATGTTAATAACATTACCAGCTGTGGTTGCGCTCTGACCTACTATAGTAACTATACTGCGGTCCATAGTGGCGTTGCCAGTTGCCTGCAACACGCTTTGATTGTAGTTGGCACCGCGAAGGTCTAACGCAACATATCCATTGGCACTAATACCATTGGCTGCGATTGTGTCAAACTGTGCCTGTCCTTGAATCACTGCATATCCACGAGCACTGACA